AAGACATCCACTATTAGATGCACAATTATCAGTTAACCTAACACCATTTAAAGAGAGGTTCCAAGATACTGTTGCAGGTATGACGGCTACGATAGAACTTGAAGTAGCTCAACCACTTAACTTGTGTATAGCTCCAATTCAAGATCAATTACCTGAATTGTTAGAGACTATCCAAGCAGGTTTTGTAGACAACTACGACTACAATTATGGACAGATGGCAACATGGGATATACCTAAAGCTACTGCAACATATAAAATAGAATACAATTTTCAGGTTAATCAGAATGTACCACTTACAGATCTAACTGGTCTACCTAACAGCTTTTGGAATCAACCGTTTTTTACTATTTTTGAAGACAGTCAACCATACGAACCAAGTAAATACTTAGTCGAGCAGCCATGGGTTAATAATGAGACTGAAAACACAAGATTTAGAGGTGAAGTAACATTTACTACAAGAGATGATGACCCTGATGATAGACGTGTCTTCTTTGGCTTTGGTTATCTAGGTGCTAATTACCCTGACGGTACTACACCAACACTTAATGTACCAAATGCAATTAACACACAAGGTGGTTCAATTAGAATATACAAAGTTAACTAATGACAGTAGACGAATTTGAATCAGCACTCAGTGGCTTTGGAGAAACTCTAGGCAATCTTAGTCCAGTACTTACACAAATAGGTGGTAGGTTAGTAGACCAGATTAAAGCCGATGCACCTACAAATACAGGAGCACTTAGACAATCTATCAAGGCTGTTATAGAGGATGACGGTCTGGCTATTGAAATGTTATACTATGGTATCTTTCAGAATTACGGAGTAGATGGCATACAGAACGCCCCAGCGCGTGAGGTACCTAGATTTGGTGTACCTCAACCTGTAGCTGGTAGACGATTCGGTTTCTCAGGTAATTATGAGATGATTGGTGGTGATCTAGCATTCGGTGTAAGAAAACAAATATATAAGATGGGACTAAAGCCACAACCATTCTTTGATGTCGATCAAATAGCCAATGCAGTTGCGGACGGCGTGGCACAACAACTAACAACAGATTTTTAATATGGCAAACAATGTTAATAATATAAACCACATACAAGTACCTAACTCATCGTTAAGTGGTGCTTTCGATATGGCATATGGTCCTAATGCAATTACATTAGAAGGACTTACTACAGGTGACAAATATGCACTTAAAATATTCGTAGTAGGTAATCCAACAGCAATCGCAGATATCAGACAAACACCTAACAGACAAGGTCGTGCTATCTTTGATATTCAAAATATATTACAGGCTTACGTAGGTCCACAAGTAAATACAATTGATAGTTTACATTTTAGCCTTACTGGATTTGTTGCACAGAATGAACGTCTTGCGCTCGCAGGTCCTACTCTAGTACAATATCAAATTGCATACGCAGAAGAGAATGGCGGTGTCGTAGGGCCTTTCTATACAATACCAGATAACTTTACTTCAATCGCAGGAAGTAAGCAATACTTTCAAGTACCATTTGACACAGATCCTTATAGACCTGAAATAGAAGGTGATGACAGTACACCAACATGTTCAGTAATTGAAAGAGCAGCGAGACCTCTTTCAGATAATAATTGGACTATCGCAGACACAGAGACTGGAGATAACCTACTAACTGTACGTGGTGGATTCCCTTCACCAGATGGTATTGATGTACATAATGTCTTTATGGATGATCAGTGTACTAAAACTTTTTATCAAAGAGTAGAAAGAGGTAATCCTGCTCCATTACAAAACGTAGAAGGTATCGATGCATTCTATATCTTACAGTGTAGTTATACAGGTGCTATCGGTAGTAATCCAGCACTTGTACCTAATATACAATCTAATGGTGGTGGACCTAACACAGCAATGGGACAAGGTACTGCAATTAGTGGACCATTTCAAACTATTACAATTGCATCAGGACCTGCTAATATTGCAGCTGGTTTTATTGACTCTACTACTACACATTACTATATAGTACCAGTAGTTTATAGCCCAGCATCATGTTCACCAGATGGTCAACAACAAACAAATATCATGAACGCTGCTGCATGGAGAATACAGAGATATAACATTGCACATAATAAGATCTATAGTGGTAATGGTGCTCTTATAGGTATCGAACAGTTAGATGCTAAGTGTAATGACTATGCACATATACAATTCGCATGGCAAAACTCATTAGGTTATAGAGATCAGTTTACATTTACTAAGAGAGTAAATCATAATACTAAAACCAAAAACAATAACTTCTTAAAAGGTACCGCAGACTATAATGGTTCAAGTTATGATGTAGATATCCAAGATAGAGGTTCGACAACATATTCACAAACTATTGCAAATGACTTTGTAGTACAATCAGACTATATGAATGATGCTGAAGCAGAGTTACTAAAACACCTATATCAAAGTGCAGAAGTAAAGGTTAGATTTGCAGAAGGACCTTACGCAAACCAATGGGTTCCTGTTACTATTACTAAAACTAGTTACAACGAAAAGACGTATAGAAAAGACAGACTGTTTCAATACACAGTTGCATTTAGATTAGCTAGTAACATTAAATCAATGAGAGGATAATATGATTCAATTAAAAGTATACCCTAACGCAGCGCAACTCCAAGAAGAGTCTCTGTTCTTAGATTTGTATGAGACACAACCAATTAAGTTAACACTTAGTATAGAAGATATAACTAGTGCTGATGCTACTTCAGTGTTCTCTCGTACGTTTAAAGTACCTGGTACTAGAACTAATAACATTTTCTTTAAGAATGCGTTTGAGATAGACGGGATTGATTTTGATATTACTATAAAGAAACCAGCAGAGATCTTAGTAGATGGTGCTGAGTTTAAAACAGGTCATGTTAGATTACAGAAGATCTTTGTAAACCAAGAACAAGACAAGATAGATTACGAATTACTTTTCTTAGGTGAAACAAGAGACTTTAGCTCTGCTATTGGTGAAGCTACCATGTGTCAGTTACAGTTTACAGACTTTAATTGGCCAGAGTTACCAGTTAATTATACTAACGCTGCTGACTTTACCGCAGGTATAGGTCAACAAGAGGTTAGAGATAGTTGGCAAGCTTTTCCTCAAACTAATGATGCAACTGCGGGTTATGCAGATGGTGATCTCTTATTTCCTCTTATAGATCATGGTAATTCATATGATGCTACTGGTGCCATAAATGCTCCAACTATTGCTATTGGTTCAGGTGGGCAAGGTGATGATAAAGCCTTTACACATCAAAATAATGCCTTACCAGCTTCTAGGTTTAAACCTATGATTAGAGCTAAAAGAATATGGGATCAAATATTCCAAAATAGTGGTTACACATATGAATCTAGTTTCTTAGGTGATGAGCAGTTTAGACATATGTATGTGAGTGCTTTTGGTAATCGAGAACAGACTGTTATTGGTGTAGAACAAGATCAAGGTGGTATATTTGGAGGTAGTGCATCATCACAAACTTTTGAATACTTTGAATCAGATAATGGTAATAATGATATTGCTAATTTTGGTTACTTCAGTAATCAAGTTTTTACTGCACCTAACTATTATGTTGGTAATCCTAATGTAGGTTCTGGTAATGGTTCATATTTCGAATCTTCTGGTCCTGCATCGGTTGGAGGTGCCTATTATGCTTTTGAATTTGGAGGTCGAGTAGATGCACAACAAGAAGATTCAGATGGAGGTTATACCGCAGTTTACTGTACTGCACAACTTTGTCTTGTCGATGCACCAGGTGGTAATATTTTAGAAGTCTTAGCAACAGGTAATTCTGCAACAAATGGTAACTGGTCAAGTGGTAGTTATGATTCTAGAAATGGTGGTACTCAACCAACAGGTAATGCTATATTCCAAGTCTTTTTTGATTGGGATACTCAAGTACAAATTTCTTCAGTAGGTCAAGCCTATTGGCAATGTACCGCAGCACCAGGTGAATACTCACCAGCAAGAGACTTAGATTGTGAATACCAACAAATAGATTTTATTAAGGATATTATTACTATGTTTAGATTAGTAATGCAACCTGCAAGTGATAGACCTAACCACTTTATTATCGAACCATGGAAAGAC